TTGGTAGGGCTTGTCCCACTTGCCGATTTGTACGTGCATGTAGAAGTTACAGCAGAAGTAGTCGGTCTGAATCTCCGACCTGTCCCAGTGGTGGCGAGATAGAATCTGAACAGCCTTGCCCATCACCCCGAAGCCAAGAGGGGTGAGATAGTAACCGTTGCTGCTGTAGTCGAGGAAGTCCCGACTGTGATTGTATAGCCACGTATAGTGGTTGAGTTGAGCATAGCGACTGCCCTGCTGCCAACCCTCAGCCCAGCCAGCCAGCACCTCCTCTGGCCCCTCCATCAGGGACAAGGTAATGCTGCTACCCATTGAAAAATTGTGGGTCGTCACTGAAAACTTCCAGCCAGGAAGCTCCTTTTTGAGAGCAGCACGCACCTCTTTGGCAATCTCAGTGGTAGATTTGTAGTCGCTCATGGTTTGATAACCTCCTGTAAGAACTGAGAAACGTTCGTCATCACGGCTGCATTGTCGAGCAAATCTTTAGCGGTAAAAAGCACACCATTCGTCACATGCAGTTTGCATGTCCCATCCATCTCGCCATCAAACCACTCCACCCTGACCACCGTCGCACCCCCCGTAAAGCCTGCCACACAGTGCGTCTTGCCATCCCTGTTCACCCAACTGCTCACCTTGCCGCCATATTTCCTGGCATTAAAGACGAACCTACTCTTGGCTACCTTCACACTTGCACCCCATTTACCCAGAAATCCAACTCACCCAACCCAGGATTGTGCTGCACCTCAGCAACCTGCCAGTAGCAAGCTCTCCCAAACTCGTCATAGAGGGGAGAGGTTTGAGACAGGTATCTCACCATCGTTCTGGCATCCTCTTCCCTGTCGAATGTGGCGTAGGGGATTACCATTTCCATATCAGAGCTTGAATCTTCAACTACATGTGATAACACGTACATCAGACACCCCTTCTAAGCCCGATTTGCGGGTCATAGCGATGCGTTACCCTACTAACTGGTACAATCTAGCACGAAGCCATACAAAAACTCTCTATGCTCTTCTATTTCAATCTCCAGTCTTCACACTTGGCAGAGATTAGCTCTTCCAGTGCAGCCAACGCTTCGAGATAGGTATCAAAGCGTGCAGTCTCCAGAGCTTCCACCCCATCCTCTGGCTTGCCCTTCATCCACCCCAGAATCACCACATAACCATGCCAGGTAGACTTGCTGCCTTTACTGACAATGATGCGAACACCCGAAGCACCCCTGCTGATCAGATGTTCGGTGTACAAGTCAAAGTCGCTGCTATTCATCAGCCACGCCCCTCTCTTGAAACTCAGCCAACTGGTTGGCATAGACCAGAGCGATTCTAAGAAGCTCTTTCATTCGCAACCACTGACCCCGTTCTTCAGCCTTCAAAGCCATCTCGAAGAAGCGTTCCATGTTGGACTCTATATCTTTCAAAATGTAATTCCTCTCTTCCACCCTCGTCACTTCTCCCCCCACGCCCAGGCATAGAATGCGCCAGCCGATTCCCAGATTGTTCCATCGAAGAGAAGTGTAGGTACAGGAGTTTGGCTATCCCTGTTCAAGCCAGGTCGAATGTTGAAGCAGTATTCGTCCCCCATATCCACACCATAGCCATCCACCCACACAAACCAGCGTGCATACTCTTTGGAGTTGTCACCCTGCCAGGACTTGAGCAGCTTATACTTCCACCCTGTTTGCGGGTCAATCCACGATGCGTAAGGGTTGTCTGGTTTGCGAGACTTGCCAGCGGGGTTTTTGTTCACCCTCTCAGCCCCTGGCTTGCCAGTCTCACGTGCCACTTTTCTTGCTGCCTTCTGGGTGTCCCGAATTGTTTGGTAGTAGCTCACTGTCCCTGCTCCTTTACAGACCAAAATTCAAAGGGTAACTCTCGCAACAACAGACGAACCCGACCACCCCACACCGCTAAACAGTCACGCACCACCACACTTTGAGTAGTCACCTGCTCTATTTCAAACTCTCGACTGTTCACAACTTCCCCACCCTGCCAGCCTACATGCTGGAGAAGAACATCCCCCACCTGTAACTTGCCAACCTGCTCTTTGGTAATCACTTCGGCTCTCCCTTCACCAACAAGGCCAGACAACGCTTACAGGTAACAGGCACATCACTATCTACCTCATAGGCAGCAGAGCGAATTACCCTGCCGCTGTTCCCCTTCGCCCCACAGAGGGCAGCTACACGCTGCCCCCACCCACCCCGACTCTTCAACTGCACACCCTCATGTACAGTCCTGCCAGCACCGAGCATCACTCGCATGATTATTCACTCTCCAAAAGATCATGCTGAACCAGTAACTCTTCAGCTTCTTCCACCGTCAGAGCTTGCGCCCAGGCATTTTTAATTTCGAAAACATCTTCAAACTTCCACCAACCAAAGACACTGTGAGGAATGCACAGGTAGGAATTGACATATACTTTGGCCTTTGGGTGCTTTCTTGCCCACTTCACAGCCCAGGCGAAGCGTTGATAACGCTTGACTTCCACGAGAGATTTACCATCAGAGGATAAGTGATAGACAACGATTTTCTGTTTCATAGGTGATTGCTCCTTAGCGAGTGATGCGACGAGTGTAATCTTGGATGCGTCGAGTGTGAGCAAAGAGGCGAACCCCCAAACTCAGCCGACACTCAGCCCTGTGTGCGTCACGCATCTCGTACACCATGCGTTGGGCATACTGGGGCAAAGCCGAGAAGCGGAGAGAGTCAGAGAAATTGATGTAGTGGAAGATATTGACCCGCTTCACATACTGCGAGTACACCAGCATGTCGCCATTGTCGAAGAGGGAAACGACCCAGTTATTTTTGGTGTGTCGTTCCAGGATGCGAGGTTCATTGTACATAGTACAGGCTTCCTTTTTGTGAGAGTTACTTGGATAAACGATTCGCTTCATAGAGTGCATCAGCCTTGCTGTTGTGGATGGACAGAACCAAATCGCACCACATCACAAACCATGCCTGATTGACAGGCGAGTACGCCACATGAATTCCATTGTGCAAGCGACTTTGTCGCTTCGAGCTTTGCTGCATAGTTATAGCTCCTTAGAGGTTTACAGAGTAGTCACCACAGACCACCCTATCAGAGAACCAAAACGTTTCATTGCGTCGAGTGTAACCAAAACCTTCATAGAAGACGGCAACCTGCTGCAGGGCAGCGAGAGCGTTATTAGCGTAGGCAGTAAAGACCACGCCAGTATCCACACGAGTTACATAGTAGAGTTTCATAGGATATTCTCAGAATCAATCAGACCTTCAACCAAGTCACACAGGCTATCCACAGATACACCCGCCTTGAAGCTGTCCACACGGAAACCCCACACAGCAGCTTGCCCCTCTTCAACAGTCACCCCTAAGAGCTTGCAACCCAACAACACAACCTTCGCCAACCGCTTGTAGTGACTGCCAGGATTGATGGAACCCTTCAAGCGTGTACCTGTCAGGATGTGGATCATGTGCTGGTCAACTGTGGCAAGTTTGCCCTCTTTGGGAAACTCCAAGTTACGTGCAAAAGCAAAGGTCTTCTCACGAGTCTCTGGAATGTCGTTTCCATCCAAAGCATTGAAAGCATTCACACAGTTTTCCCACGTGTAGCCAACCCCAAACTTTTGGGTTTTAAGATACGCTTTCCTGTCATCCAAGTCTTGGAAGAGGAAGTAAGCACGAATCGCCTTACCAGCATCCGCAAGATTCAACTCCCAGTTTTTTCCAGGTGACAGGCAAGAAACAACCTGACAAACTGTATGAATGCTGAGTTGAACGCCAAACTCTTTCGACAAGTCAACCGCCATGCACTCACACTCATAGTTGGCGTTTACATACCACTGCATATTGACTGCAAAGCGTTCCTGCTTGGTCTGGGCTAAAGCGTACCAAGCAAGGAAGTTAGATAGCATCTGCTCATCAGATGGAATCATAGACTTGTTGAGATTCTTTGAATCAGCCATTGTAGACTTTCCTTTTTGAGAGGGTGAGAGGGGCAAAGCCCCTCTTGAACACCCCAAAGATAAAAACCCGCTTGAAACATGCAAGCGGGTAAGTGTATATGCACTTAGGAGTGAGCTTAACCGTTGGGTTGATTAGAGAAGACTTACAGCAAACAGGTGATTGTCGTGTCCATAGGCAATTGAATTCTTGGCGTGGACTAGTTCGCCCTGCTCTAGCATGGCGGTAACGCCAAACGCATTCGCATAAGCACGTATGCAAGCGTCAAGGGGTGATGTTGCCGAGATGGTCTTAAATTTCCCATTGTACAAGTCGAACACGAGATAATCTCGCTTTGGTAGAACAACATCAAAATCGCTCATTGTGAGGAGTCCTTTTTGAGAGTAGTTGAGTTAAGCTCACTACTAAGTACATATATACTATTGCTAGAAGTATATATGTACCTATATAGATAGTCTTAACTCTACTAAGTACCTGACTACTTGTACTAATGTATATATAGGACTTAGTAGAGTATTACTACCTTCTGTAATCGAGTACTTTGGTATAGGATATTGCATGATACAGAACTACTATACCTGTAGAATACTACTATCTCTCACTATAGTAGTCCATCCAAGTATAGTTACTAATCTATCAGATATTAAGAGCATATCCCACTACAGGATTAGATTACTACTGTACATCTTGAGTCTAACTATAGACCTATGTCTCACGACAATAGTCTATAATACTCTCATTACATCTCTATTGAATGCTCATACCGTCTGATTAGCACCATATGATATGTTCACCTATACCACTGTACTCATAAGACTCTATAGGCTAGATATACCGCTATAACTTTACCTATAGATTCACCCCTCATTCTGGTACACTCTGCGATTACTACTTGGGTACTAACTTACTAACCTTACTAACCTTAGCTAGGCATAAGGCGCAGTAGTTACCTTTTACAGGATTATCTCTGATTACTGACAAGCTTCGCTAGTCAAGCGTTTACACATGTTACCAGTGTAGATTGCCCATAGAGCATCTGCTCACTATGCACACGTAGTCATAGCACGCCTTAGGCATAATCTCCCCCATGACAGGGGTCGTTAGCACGTTCTGGTTATAGCTATCGCTAGGTCTTAGAGCCTCCTCTTGCGCCAAACCTGGCGCACTTGCCTATCCTTTTTGTTGTGCCTTTGTTGGCACACCCCAAGTATAGCCTTTTTCAGGGGGTAGGAACTTTTGTGTTTTCAGCCCCAAAAGGGGTATCACCTCTCGTGTAAAATGGGGTCAAAAACGGGAAAATTGGTGCTATATCTTGTAGTATAAAAAACCAATATGCTAGTTACCTTAATCACAGTAGTGCTATATCTTGCGTACTAAAAATTCAAGATAGTAGTTACCTTAAACACAGTAGCGCTATATTTTTCACACTAAAAATCTAATATAGTAGTTACCTTAATAGTTAAGGTTACCAAAGGCAGTATATTGATATATTTATACTTAGTCTTAGTTATAGTCCTAGAGCGGTAGCTATAGTGTAGATGTTAGTTATAGTAGTTAGTATGAGTATATTTATATCTAAGAGAGAGTAGTGGTTAGTAGTAGTATATTCCTATTAAGTATTGAGTAGTATATCTATTAACTTACTCTTAAAGAAGCAGTATATTTAATATCTAGTATTGGTATAGTTAGTGGAGGTAGTATTAAAAGAGTAGTATTAGTATGGTCTTGGTATATTACTCTTCTATATGAGATATAGTATCTTCTATATAATAAGAGTAGTTATTATCTAAGTAATAACTACTCTTATATTAGTACCTAGTATTAGTACTTAGTATTTAGTATGGATATACTATATATACTAGCTAGTGAGTTCAACTCTCCTGGATTCCATTCAGAATCTTCAGCAACTTAATCCTGTTCCCCGCACTCAGAGCATCTAACCCGTAGAGAACTTCAACCGTCCTTTGGAACCTCTCCTGGCTATCCTGGTAAAGGAGACGGGCATTGTAGTTAGCTAGACTCTGCATCTCGATTAGCTCCCCTGGCTCTAGTTCTGGAAGGGGGCTAGTTGGCAACGCTCCACTCGCCCCTGGCCTATCCTGGTAGCAGAAGAAGTCCCTAAACTCACAGTAGTGACATTCAGTGTGCTTCCTGAAGGTGGCAGGGACTGGTGGCAGTGCCTTCCTCTGGGAGGCTAGTTTAGAGAGCCAGGCTGTTGCAAGGCGGTTGGTTAGCGATTCCTCTGAACAGTCAACTTGGAAGGTGCGAATGAGCAGTGGCCTTTTCGGTTGTAGGTTTCTGGACAAGTAGGTAAGCCAGGCCCGATGCACTCCACTGACAGCACAGTAGGTTTGTATCTGAGCGAGGTGGGTTGGCTTTGGTTCTGTGGGTAGTTCCCCACAGGTCTTGCACTCAACCAGTGCTAACTGGTCTTCAGAGTCAAAGACCACGAAGTCAATCTTCCCGCTAATCTTAATCTCTGGCATCTCCACTAACCTGCAACTCTGGATGAGGAGTCTATCATTCCTCTTCAGCGTTGCTGCCAGCAGGTCTTCAAGTGCCACCCCAATCGCCATGTATGCGCTGCCAGCAGCGTTGACATAGCCATCCACCCAGGTGTTATGCTCAAGCAGGGTGTTGCGCCTGGCGCAAAATCCAGCATCAGAGCCGTAGAGGTAGGGTCGCTTCTCCACTTTGGGCGAATGTCTCTCCAACATGCTTTGATACCAGGCATCCATGTTGGTCTGGGGCAGACGTGGGTCGCCCCTGTAGATGGTGGCTTCCCCAACTCCCTCAACCCGCTGAAATTTAGCTGCCATGCGCTTTGCTCCTGTTTTTCCTGCGTGTCTCTGCTGCTTTCAATCCAATCGCACTTCTCTCCTCAGGTGTCTTCTCACTCCACCACTGGCGCATCCCTTCCCGCCTTTTGAGTTTGTCTATAATCCTCTCCCCTTCAGTCATCTCTGCATAGTTTCTCTTCTGGGTTGCACTGATTTTGGCCTTCATAGCCGCTATCGCTTCCTCAGACATGGTTCGTGGTTTGCGTTTCCCCATTCCTGTATCTCCGTATGTACAAATAGCTCCTTTGGACTTATACTTGACATCATTATAGCACACCTTCTAGTTACCTTAAAGGAAGCTGATGGCAAATTACAGGACGCTGGTGGTCGCACCCAAAACAGACCTGCTTCTGGTGGACGATGAGGTTCAGCAGGTGGTCAACCTGCTGGGAGCCAAGCTCCTGCAAGGAAGCCAGGCCAATATACACGGACTCCTGGCAATCCTGGCTGAACCCTATGACATTGTTTGGTTTGCTACTCACGGTGATGAAAGGGGCGTCTATCTCAGTGATGGCATTCTCAATACAGCCGAGCTAACAGCCCTGGCACGCAGCAGTTCTACCCAGTTACTCGTTCTCAACACTTGTTCATCTCGACCTGTTGCACTTTCCATCTACGATGAGTTGCGGATTCAACTCGTTTGTACCCTTCGCCCCATTCCAGACCGCAGCGCATTCATCACAGGCACTATCTTCGCCAGGAAAATTGCAGGGGGTGAGACTTTCAGGGAGGCTTATCTCAGTGCAAAACCAGGACAGAACAATACCTATCTATTCCTGCCGGAGGATGGGACTGAAATGCCAGCACCCCGACCCCAGAACCTAGAGACAGACATTTACCAGTTAGCTGCTTTGGTGCGCCGCCTTGAAATTTTGGTGAGTGGGAGTCCCGATTACAACGTGAACGGCTTGGTTCCAACTGTCAACATGCTGGTGGATAAGGTGGATGCTCTCAAGGCAGACTTCCTTGTCCTGCGTGCCAATCAAATCTTCAATAAAAGGCTGCTGATTGGCATGACCATTATCACCATCCTGCTTTTAATCTCGATGGTGGTGCTAGTTTTCCAGAAAGGCATCGTATGAACGATGTTCTAATCAATCCCGTTATTCCTCAGGAGAAGAAGGTTAATGTTTGGGTGGAGAGATTCGCCTATGCAGGGATGATAGCCTTCGTCACCATCGCCTTCTTCCTGGCAGTCAGTATCCTCTACAATACCTACTTCAATTCGCCACCCGCCTTGGTGGTGAGCCAGGATGGAGTCCCCACTGAACCCCTCTGCCCTGGTCAACGCTTCGACATTCACAACCATGTCGTGATCAAGAGCCAGATGATGCTCTACATCTACCTCTCAGTCATGGACAAGGACATGACCCACAACTTTGAAGGGACGCAGGTGAGTCTGCCCCCTCGCATTCACCCTCAACCCTCTGAATTTAACCAGATGATTCCCTGGATTGTGCCGGATTTACCCCCTGGAGACTATGTCAGAGCCATTTCAATGCGGGGTTATGTGGACTCTGAGAAGCCGCTTTTCCTCACAACCCACTTTTCTATAGGAGATAAACAGCAATGCAACGCCCGATTGAAGTGATTGAACTCATCAAAATCCTGGTCAATGCAGCCGTTGTCTGGGTAGTGGTGATGGGTTTTTGGCCGATGGATGCGATGCAGCAAGCCGCAACACTCACCTTCTTCCTGGCTGTGGTCAATGTGGCGGGTGCGCTCTGGCAGAAGAACCAAGTCACACCCCTCGTTGACCCGAAAGACAAGACAGGCGAACCTTTGGTGCGAGCAGTGGATGGACAGCCCACACGTGCAGCCCGCAACTACCAGGCACGCAAGGAGCAGATGCGATGAGTGTGCCGTTTGGACTCCATGATGCTGAAGGCGCACCCTTTGTCCCCCTTGGGGGCTGGTGTGTGGCCCTGACAAAACTCTCTGAGAGTGGCAACCCTGTCAACTACACAGCGATTCGGCCCGACATCAACTGGTTGGTGCGCTTGAACTGGGGCTATGGCTCGACAGGAACCATCCCCCTGCCCCAGGATGATGCGAAGTATGTAGCCGCTTTGCGCCAGTTCGTGGCTGGCAGTCGGGGAGTCCACACCTACATTGTGGGCAATGAACCTAACCACGAGCAGGAGCGACCCAACAATCAAATCATTACTCCCAGTAGATACATTGACTTTTACGAGATGGTGCGGGGTGTGATTAAAAATATCAATCCCCTTGCTTGGGTTGCGGTTGCGCCCTGCGCCCCCTACCACGCTTCTCCCACCTCCTGGCTTGACTACCAGAGCCAGCTTTGGAAGGGGGCTGTGACGGATGCCATCATCCTGCACACCTACCTACGCTCTTCTGACCCTGATGATGTGAACGATGACTCGCTTCGTATGGGGGATGGCGTCCTAAAAGGCACTCAGGCTGGCTTTCTCAGCTACAGAGATGCCCTGCAACTCGTGCCAGGCAGGTTGAAAAACCACCCTGTCTACATCACGGAGTGCTGCGAACTGCTGCCTATGGGGTGGGATAACAGGAATACGGGGGTCATCAAAGCTGTCTACAGGGAGATTCGCTCCTGGAATAAGCTGGCCGACAGGCCAAAAATCGCTGCACTCTGCCTCTACCGCTACCCCAACTACGACCATTACGGGTTGGTAGACAAACAAAATGTGCTGCAGGACTTTAAGGAAGCCATTTCAGAATCCTCTGTAGAGCCACAGGAAGGGCAAGAGAACGTGTTTATACCGCAGGTAGTACAATCTAGCAGGGAAGGGGGTAACGTGGCCTCTACACTCGATTTAGAGCCATCCCTGAAAGCCAGGGGTGTTCGCATCCAGCCACCCTCCAAGACGGATGGCGTATTTGTCTGGAAAGTGGTGAAGGCGCACTGGCTAAACAAAGAAGAATCGCAGGGCAGACACCATTTCTACTTCGATGTGCTGGATGAGAAGGGCAACCGTTTGGTAGATGTCCCGATTCTCATCACCTGGCCGAGTGGTGTCTTCACCATCACCACTGAGGCGAAGCCAGGCGAGCCGTACAGTGCCAACTACCCCATGTCATCCAGCAGGAACGACTACTCAGCGGTGGTGGCAGATGGCAACCCTTCTGAAACAGTCACAGGGGTGGGGATGGGGGCTGATTTAGGTGCAGGATTCAATGCCAGCGAGCATACCAGTACCTTTGTGGTCTTTCAGAAGGTTGAAAACACGGTGAAAACACCTACAAAACCCACTAATCCCCTACCCAAATCAGGCTTGTACAACCTTTTTCCACCCCTCGGAGACTACGTAAACCCACCCATCACACAACGTTTTGGTCAGAATTTAGAGGAGTACAAGCCTCTTTTGGGTCACACAGGGGTGGATTTTGCAGTGCCAACAGGCACAAAAGTCTTTGCCACCGATGAAGGAACCGCCTTGGAAGTGCGTGAAGATGTGGGTGGTTATGGCAATTACATCAAACTGGTGCATCCCTGGGGTGAATCTCTCTATGCCCACCTCTCCTACCAACTTGTAGGACAGGGGCAGCGGGTGCAGCGGGGTGAATGGATAGGATTGACAGGTAGCACAGGCAATTCAACAGGCCCACACCTGCACTTTGCCATTCGAGTCAATCCCTATGATAGAACAGATGGCTATGATGGCTTTGCAGACCCGCTGCGCTATCTTAGCAGTGCAGCAAAACCCGTTACCATCCCCGCCCCTGGTGTTGTCTACGGCTATTCTGAAATTGTTCAGGTGATCAAGCAGGTGGCAGAAGAATCTAACCTGGACTGGGAGTTACTCGCTTCTCTTGCCTGGGCTGAAAGTTCATTTAAACCCCAAATCCATGATGGACTCTTCCAGGTGGGCGATGATGTGTGGTCAGACTGGGCTTCTGTGGTCAAAGCCACTGAGAGAAACAACCCTTTGGACAATGCTAGGGTGGCTGCTGCCTATCTCAACTGGCTTTTTGAGAAGACCAATGGGGATATTGAGAAGTCTTTAATCGCCTATAACTGGGGGTTGAGTCGGGTATTGGCGGGTGGAGAACCACCCGAACTGACCAGACTCTACATGCGAAAGATTATTCACGGTTGGGATTTGCTCAAAGCCGTGACGAAGGGGAAGTAATCATGTCTGATGAATTTGAATTTGAGGCTGAGAAGGAGTTGCCCACCGTCTTCAAGATGACCGATGAACGCTTTGCACGAATGCGTGAATACAGGGAGTCAAAGCGCATTCGTACCGAGTTAGCCAAAGACTTGCGGGTCACCCTGGACGACATTAAAGAGGCACTGACTCAGGCGAAGGGTGTTGTTTTCCATGCAGCCACCCTTTTGGGAACAACAGGGCCAGTGCTGCGGCGCAAGATTCAGATGACACCCAGTCTGCAGTTGCATCTCAACAACATCAAGCAGGATAACCTGGACAAGGTGGAGTATCAACTTATCTCTCAGGCTGAAAGAGGCATTCTGCCTGCAGTGGTAACTTACCTCAAGACACAGGGCAAGGAGCGTGGCTACACAGAGCGTGCAACCGTTGAACATGAAGTGGGAAACACAGCTAAGAATGCTGCCGCCTTGATTGAGGCGATGCGAAAGGCGGCGCAGGAGGAAGAGTCAGAAATTCCTGCAACGGTTGAGATTCCAGAGAAGGATTATACATGGGTCGAAGAACCAAAGAGCCACGACCTGACGAGTTAACCTCTGAGAGGGCAGCAGAGTTAGGTCGCTGCTATAAAAGTTATAGCTACTTCATCAACCACTACTGCCGCATCTACGATTCGGTGCAGTCGGACTGGATTCAGTTCCGACTGTGGCCCTCGCAGGTGCAGGTGCTGGACGACATCCACCACAATCAACTCACGGTCATTCTCAAGGCGAGACAACTGGGGATTAGCTGGCTGAGTCTGGGCTATGCGCTGTGGACAATGCTCTACAGACCGATAGCAGCAGTCACCATCTTCAGTCGGCGTGAGACTGAGGCGATGTACATGATGGGGCCGGAGCGTTTGCGGGGGATGTTCGATAACCTGCCCCTTTGGATGCTGGCAGGGCATGACACCCTGATTGACTCTGGGCATGAGTGGACGCTTTCCACTCGCTCCTCAGCCAAGGCGTTCCCCACTAGTGCGGGGGATGGCTATGTCTCCACCCTGGCGATTGTGGATGAGGCTGACTTGTCGCCCGACCTCAACAAACTGATGCGTTCTGTCAAACCGACCATTGACAATGGCGGCAAACTCGTCCTGCTCAGTCGGGTCAACAAGTCTGAGCCGGAGTCTGAGTTCAAATCCATCTACAAGGGGGCCAAGGCTGAGGAGAACGGCTGGCATCCCATCTTCCTGCCCTGGATGGCGCATCCAGGCAGGGACAAGGAGTGGTATGAACGGCAGAGGCGGGACGTTTTGAGTAGGACAGGCAGTCTGGATGACCTCTACGAGCAGTATCCAGAGACAGATTCCCAGGCTTTGGCATCCAGAACCCTGGACAAGAGAATCCCACCGATGTGGCTGGAGGCTTGTTTTCAGCAGCTTCCACCCCTGCATGTGCCAGGTTCGCCTAGCCTCCCCAACCTCGTCCTCTTCTCAGCCCCCCGCCCTGGTGCAAGATATGTGATTGGGGCAGACCCTGCTGAGGGTAATCCCACTTCTGATGACAGTTCCATGACCGTCATGGATGTGACGACAGGCAATGAGGTGGCAAGCATGGCAGGGAAGTATGAGCCAGCCGTCTTTGCCAGCTACATTGCCCAGGTCAGTGCTTTCTACAACCACGCACCCGCAATGGTCGAGCGCAACAATCACGGCCACAGCGTGATACAATGGCTCGAAGAGCATGGGCGCAGGGTTCGGCTGCTGCTGGGGCATGATGCCGAGACACACAAGACCGATAAGAAGACTCGTTCCAAGAGGAAGAAGATGAAGGCGGGATGGTTGAGCAGTACGTTGGGTAAAACCCTGCTCTACACATCCTGCACCGAGTTCTTCAGAACCAACGCCAACTACGATACCCCTGGCAAAGAGGGCAACAAGGTGCTTCATAACTTTTCCACCTACACGCAGCTAGGCAGCATCGAAGCCTCCTCCCTCGAAGCACCGAGAGGGCAGCATGATGACAAGGCTGACAGCTTTGCTCTGGCTGTGGTGGGTAGGATTCAATTATTAGGCAAGGGGACGGATGCGGTGCTGGTGATGGATTCAGCCAAAGGATGGGGGTACTGATGAATGTAAGCGACTGGTTTCGAGCCGTGTTTGGATTGAATGAGGGGGAGCCTGAACAGGAGAGTTCAGTGCGTGCTGTAGGCAGTATCTCAGCCCCTGAGAAGGTTGCACCCCAGGCGGGGAGAGTGACCCTGGAGGATGGAACGCTGAGCAACTCGTTCAAATCCTCCTGGGTGGTTTCACCCCCTAACGACTATGAAAGCTACTGGAGATTCCACGAACTGGACACGCAGACCCTCTCCTTGGTCAGCCCCAAGGAATTGTTGGATATGCTGGTGGACTTGTCGCCTGACATTGCAGCAGGTGCGTGGCATTTTCTGCGCCTCTGCAACCCTGGCTATGAGTACAAAGCCTACAAACTGGGGGGCAAGGCGCAGGAGGATGAACAAGCCAAGGCGCATCTGGACAACTTCTTTGCTCGACTGCGTGACCAGTATGGTTCAGTAGATATTGTGCTGGGTCGTTTCTTTATGGGGGCTTATCTGCGGGGTGCTTTCTGTGGTGAACTGGTGCTAGATGACCAGGCCAGGGAATCCCTGGACTTGGTAGCCCCAGACCCTTACTCAATTCGCTTTCGCAAACGCATGGACTCCCTGCGGGGTGAGGTCTGGCAACCAGGACAGTGGCAGAACGGCAACTTCGTGCCACTCGACATTCCCAATTTCAGATACCTGCCCGTTGACCCTGTGCCAGCCAGCCCCTATGGGCGTGCCTTGGCTGCACCCGCACTCTTTGCGGCTATCTTCAGTCTCAGCCTCTTCCATGACATCAAGCGGGTCATCATGCAGCAGGGCTATAAACGCATGGACATTTCGCTCGACATGGAGAAGGCGATGGATGCCTTTAGCTATGTCCCGCAGGGCTATGCCAGTTTGGGGGAGTATATGCGTGCTGCCATTGCAGCGGTCAAGCTGGCCTATGCAGGGTTGAAACCCGATGATGCCTTCATTCACACCGACCTCTTCAAACTGGAGACACCGCAGGGAACGGTGGACTCGGACAGCATCGGGGCGATTGATGACATTATGGAAAGGTTAGAAAAGTTAATTACCAGAGCCTTGAAGAGCAATGGCGTGGTGATGGATACCAGCAACAATACCAATGAGACAGACTCCAACCGCAAGTGGGAGATACATGCAGCGGGTATCAAGTCGCTCCAGCACCACTGCGAGAACATGTTGGAGTCGCTTCTGACTCTGAGTTGCCAGGCGGTTGGGATTCAGGCGGTTGTTGAGTTTCGCTTTGCTGAACTGCGTGCGGCTGAGATGTTCAGGGACGAGCAAACTCGTACCCTTCGCATTCAGAACTCTCGTGCTGAGTATGAGGCTGGCTTTGTCAGCCAGGATGAAGCCTCCAACAAGGCTGTCAACCATGATGCTGATGTGCCAGAACCCCGCAACACCCAGGGTGCAGTGGATTTGGTCGAGGACAACAATGCTGGCAATGAGGTTTTGAACAAGCCTGACCAGAATAATAGCCAAGGGGGATTGCAATTTCGTGAGGATATGCTAGACTTAGTGGAGAATAAAAATGGGCATTACAACTAATCATCAATGGAAAGTGAAAGCCTACATTCAGTATTTGTGTTCAAGTTGCGGCAGCGACAAGGGGTATGACAAGGAGAAACTTGTCCAGCCCTGCCCCAACTGTGGCTCTTCCTTCGTGAAGATGGCGCAGGTTCATCCCGACAAACGTCGTACCTTTCAGCAGGACAACAGGCAGATGGGGCCACTCTAAGCATGGCAACCCCACTTTGGGATGAAAAGAAGATACAGGCTCAGGTTCTGGCGAAGGCTATGAACCTGATTCCTTTTACAGATGCGCTTGAAACCCTCTATCAGATGCAGAGCGAGTATGAGTCTGAGAGACTTCTGACCCAGACACAACTTGCACAACAGCAGTCACGCATTGATGCGCTTGAAGCCCAACTTCAGGGCTATCTCGCAACCACCACCGATGTGCAGGTGAGCGTGGATAAGAGCGTTCCTCTCCTCACCACCAACTTCTCCACCTCAGTCGCCATGATTGAAAATCCACCCCTGTGGTCATTGCCAAGCTGGGGGACGATTCGAGAGTCACTCGCCCAGTGCTGCGATGTGTTCAAGTATCACATCTTCCCCTTTGGGCTGATTGACCCCTGGTTGGAAGGGGAGAGTGAACCCAACTTCCAGCGAGGGCAGGGACTGGGCAATGCCTTCAGTCGCTTCAGAGAGATTCAGGCGTACAACCCTCAGGCGAAGATTCTATTAACCCTCTACGGTGCGCCCTGGTGGATGAAATCGGTGATGTTCAAGGGGGTTTCTACCCCACTCACCTCTGCGGATGCCTACAGTGATGATGGGCGAGTCACGCAGGGTGCGCTGCCCAGATGGTTAACTTTGGTGGACAAGGCAGTGCGTTTGGCTGTGGCCTACGGTTGCACCGATTTTGAAATCTGGAATGAAGTCAAAGGCTGGTATGCTACTCCTAACAATCAGGCACGCACTTGGGATGCACGCTATGCGCCTGGCACTGGGGTCAATGGCGACATGGGCTTCTCCTACTTCCACGAACAGACAGCCAACCGAGTTGTGCAGACCATGACTGCTCTAGGCTTCTCACGCAACCAGTATCGCATTGCTGCCCCCTACATCCCGATGCCAACCAGGGGCAGTGCTAACGCAGATTCAATCCCATCCACCCATCCTCTCTACGCATTTCGAGAGAAATGGGGCTACATGAACATTCAGCCAGTCAAGTTTTTGGTGGAGTTCTTCCAACAGGTAGCCTTACACAAACTGCCCCTGGACATGATAGCTTTGGACTTGTCGGCAGGGACGACGGATGGAGTCTACCCCAACTTGAATCCCTTCAACTACTCCTCCAAACTGGCTGACATTGTCCAGTACGCACGCAATGAACTCAACCTGGCTGGTTTGCCAGAGAGTCTGCCCTTCATCATCAGCGAACACTACGAGCCGCCTCCTGGCGAACTGGATAATTCAGACTCAGAGCCGCTGCGGTCAGCGATGTGGGCCGATGCCATGCGGGTAAGTATGTTAAGTGGCGTTCTCTACACGGTTCCCTGGGGGGCAAGCTCTCCTGTGCAGGGCAAGTATCCTCAACTCAGCGCACTCATCAACAAGACCACAGGGGAGCTTCGCATGACAGGTCGGGTCTTTAGCCTCTTCAAGAAGCACTTCCCTCCTGGAACCAAACTGGTGAAAACAGTCATGGCAGGGAAAGACTTTCAGACGCTTGCCAGTGCTGAGTGGACAATGCTCTTTAATCAGTCAGGCCAACCACGCAAGGTTTTGGTGGGGACGAAAATCTACGATATGCTACCGTATGAAACTTCCGTTGTAGGGACAGAGTGATATGCCAGAAAAACTTTCACACACAGCACGACTGCATCGGGTTGAGGGGGGATTGATTCAGCAGCGGTTGACCCTGCTGCAGACTCGCTACCCAGAGGTAGCCGAGGACAGCGAACACCCACCCTTCTTCTTTGATGCCGAAATCAGCAACAACCTGCTGGACTCGCACTATACCCACATGTCAGAGTCTACTCTCAATAACTACGCTGAAGATGCCAAACGGGGGGTGGCTTTCTTGCGGGGTCACAACTGGTCTGAATTGCCCATCGGCTACTCGCTGGATGCCAACCTGGAGAGCAGTGCAGAACGCCAGCGTGTGGTTGCTAGCTTCTACACGGTTTCAGGGTTATCTGCTACCGATGACCTGATTGCACGCATGAAGACAGGACTGGTGCGGGATGTGAGTGTCGGCTTTCATGGGGGTCGGGCTGTCTGCGACATCTGCGGTCAGGACTTTTGGGACTGCCGCCACTTCCCAGGATTGAAGTATGAAGAGAAGGAGGGGGACACCATTCGTACCCTTCTTGCTACCTTTACCATTGAGGATGCCAGGCTGAGTGAAGTCTCTGGCGTCTTTGATGGCAGCACGCCAGAGGCGATGATTCTCAAGGCTGAACGTGCTGCCAAGGCAGGGGAGTTAACCCCTCAACAAATTGAACTTTTAGAGAGTCGTTATCGAATTGCACTGCCAACCAGAAAGGTCGTACCCATGCCAGAAGAGACAAAACCAACACGCACTCTGGATGAGAAACAGTTTCAGCGACTGGTGGATAACCTCTGCATCCACAATCTCATGCCGGAAGAGGAGCGCAAGACAGTCACGCCCGACACGGCAATCGCCTATGTGGAACTGGCTGGCAAGCGTATCAAGGAACTCGAACCCCAGGCTGAGGAAGGTCGTCAGTATCGCAAGGACTTGGTGGCTGAAGCCCTGGCTGAGGGTGTACGGGCGCAGGGCAATGACTTTGACAAGACCCTCTATGAGGGGACGCTCAATGCCGCACCCCTGCCTGTTATCAAGCGCATGAAGGAAGACTGGAAGAAAATTGCCGACAAGAGTCTAACGGGTGGGCGTTCCACTGTAGACGGTGACGAACGCCAGCAGCGCAAGGTAACAGCGTCTGCACCTGATGAGGCGTATCGCTAATACTCAACACTAGGAGGAAAGACTGATGACTGACCCACGTGAGGATGTTCGCTTTGAAGGAATCGGGTATGTGGCCTTTACCTACAACCACGATGACACGATTGTGTACGACATAACCGAAGAGGGTAACTCAGCCCAGGTTGGTTTGGCTGTCACGCTGGAGTCCAGCGGGGTGGTCAGCCTGGTGGGTGATGGTGAACAGGTGGAGGGCAAGCTCGTCAAGGTTGAACCTGGCGGGGTTGCAGTGGTGCAGGTGGGTGGCGTGATGACCCTGCCAGGTGGCAGTGGCGCAACCCTCACCCCTGGCTCCAAGATTGTGGGGGATTTGGGTGCAGCGAGTGCTGAGGGCTATGTCCAAAGTGCGGCTGCTGCAACTGCTGCGAACGCAGTGGTTTCTCGTGGCACAATCATTGATGCTTCGGTGGCAACGGCTGTGGTTGTCCGTTTGGAAGCTATCGGTAACTAATTCAAGAGGAGGGACATTCACATGCCAGATACACAGACTGCTCAAGAGATTCACCAACGCCTGTCACAGCCTGACCGAGCGTTGGAGTTGCACCGTGAGGCACTCAAGGCGGGAATGCCGTTGAGCCGCTACCTGGAGGTCATTGACCCCAGTGAGAAGGGCAGCACCCTGGACGCCTTTGGTCGCCAGTTGCGTGAAGCAGGGATCATCACCCGCAGCAATCCAATGGCAGGGTGGTGGGCGAGTGAGGCGACTCGCTTCTTTGATGACCCTGTGGGGCGTGCGCTCTACCCTGAGTTCTTTGCACGCCAGTGGCGCAGTGTCATGTTTGCGCCACCGCAACAGCGTGCTGCCGCTATCCTGCTCTCCAGCGACTATCCGATTGATAGCCCTGAACGACCCTATCCTGATGTGGCTGCACCAGAGTGGCTGAACCAGTTTCAACCTGCGATTCCACTCAATGAACTGGTCGGTTCGACCCAGGCGATTCAGGGTGAGGATTACCGCAGCATCTATATGACCTACGATGCCGATGCCCTGCGCCTCTTCCGTATCGGAGAGTCGGCTGAAATTCCAACAGCGACCCTGACCACAAGCTCTCGTGCCAACCGCCTTCGCAAGTATGGTCGTGGACTGCGTGCTACCTACGAACAACTGCGCCGTATGCGAATTGACCGTTTAGCCTGGTGGATTCGCTGGCAAGCCCTGCAGAGCGAAGTGGATAAGGTGACCGCTGCCCTGGACTATCTCGTTTCGGGTGATGGTAACTCCGGCACTGCTGCCACTGTGTACGATTTGACCGACCTGGACTCTGCTGCCACAGCGGGAACGCTGACGCTCAAGGGCTGGCTCAACTTCCGTATGCAGTTCAACCAACCCTACACCATGACCACCGCTTTGATGCCGACCGATGTGGCACTGCAGGTGATTCTGCTCAATGCGGGAACAGCCAACGTGCCTTTGGCAGGGTTGAATCTCAATGGGGTCGGCAACAGCCTGACACCCATCAACACCACAGCGGATGGTATTCGCTATGGCTGGACTGCAGAAGCCCCTGCCAGCAAGATTATCGGTTTTGACCGACGCTTTGCCCTGGAGCAGGTGACTGAAATCGGCAGCGAGATTCGGGAAACCGAACGCTTCATCACCAACCAGACCGAGTTGATGGTGATGACCGAAACCAGTGGCTTTGGTGTGATGGATGCGAGTGGAACCAAGATTTTGAACCTTGCCGCATAAGGAGACAACTATGTCAGACGAACAAAAGACAGTGAAGACCTTGCAGGTGCAGGGTGCAGGTCGAGATTCCAAGGTTGCCTTCTGGGAGAAGAATGAACTTCACCCAGAGGGTGAGGTCTTTATTACCAACAATGGTCAGGCAGTGGAGGTGGCAGAAACCCCTGCGGTAAAGCGTGCCATTGCTGAGGGGCGCATCACCACTGAAATCAATAACTGGAACACGAAGAAGAAAACCACTGCTACCACTCTACGTCCTGCCACTGAAGAGGAAGAGGATGCAGCGGGTCTGACTACCGATGTGGAGAAGAAGACCGCTGTGGTGGCTGAACCGATTCGTCGTGGCGCACGTCCCAGTTAAGGGGTGAATGATGGCTGTCTTCTCTGACCTGATAACCGATGCTGCTTCTGTCCTGCAGTACAACCGCTTGCGTCGTGATGTGGGCGCAAGCAGCGATGTGCTGACGGATGCCATTGCAGAGGATTACTTTGTCGAGGCACAGGAGAAGTACCCTAACGACCAGGCGAAGATGATTGCCTACGCTCGTGTCATTGCGCTGCGGGGGATTCGTGCCAGTGCAGCCCTGCTGGGCAAGTATGCCCAGAACCAGTCTGAGGAAGACCTGACCAAAGTCTTCACCAATTTGGGGGATATGCTCAAGGATGCCATCAAGGAAGTGGAGAAGGTGGCTGACCCGATTGAGTCAAATGTTGAACCCTTCTTCTTTGGGGTAGCGACAGGGAGTCGGGGAAGATGAGCCTGGACATTGGCAAGCTAATCTCTGGTGCAGGAGGCAGAATCATTCCTGCCCAGGCTCCACTCAGAGCGCAAATTGAGTGGGCCAGGATTCTGGACAAACCTACTGTCGTTGAACTGGAGCGTGGCAGTGAAACCCTGCCACCCCAGACAGTGCGTTTGGAGTTTGACAACGGCAATCCAGGTGATGCCACCAGTGTATCGGGCAGCAGCGCAATTCGCAGGTTGACCATCTTTGGCATTGAAAACCATCCCACCCTACCCGACACAGACATTGATGCCTGGGACACTTTTGTGCTGGAAGACCAGGAGTACACGGTAGTAACGGTCAACCACCAGACACATGGCTCTGTTCAGGCATACTGCGAGGCGATTGGCTGATGCCGACACGAGAAGACTTGTTTGTTGCCAAGCTCAAGGCAGACCCGACAATGGTATCTCTTGCCCCTGGTGGCATCTATACCGATGAGGAAATCGGTCTGGAAGGAATCCATCGGGGTGCAGACTCCAACACCGATGCCGCCTTTGATGAGAAGGGAAGGCTCAAGACCTGTATCGTCGTGCGCCAGACAGCCGTGACACCCTTCAACAATGTGCGTTCCCAGAAGGACAAGATGGTTGCCACTGTGCAGCGTGTCGAGGTCTACTTCTACCAGCACAGGGGTCAGGATGAAGTGGATGCAGCCAAGCTGCGTGCCTATGAAGTGCTGGAGGGGGAGAGGTTAATCGGAACCTACACCCTGACCTGGCTGGGTGAGTCACCCTTCTACTATGATGTGGGGCCAGTCGCCAATTCCACCACTCTGCGCCAGGACTGGCAGGTGGTGGGAACACGGAAGCCAGGCACGACATGAGGCTCAACTACTTCGCCTACTACTACACCTATGACGGCTATGGCAGATACAATGCCAGGCTGGTCAAAGCCCTCCTGGACTCAGGTGTGGATGTGAAGGTTGCCACAATGGAACACATTCCCATGCCAGCCTGGATGCACAAAAGGGAAGGGATTTGTTGGGATGCGCTCAGCATCTCTTCGATGCCACCCTACTATCTGCAGCCAGTCCCAGGTCGCCACTGGCTTCTGACCATGACTGAGGGCAGTCTGGTTCCCCCCAAGTGGGTAGAGAAAATCAACACCTCTGGGGTGGAGCGAGTGATTGTGCCTTGCCAGCACAACAAACTCGCCTTTGAAGCGAGTGGCGTTACAGCACCTGTCTCGGTTGTACCAGGGGGGACTGACCCTGAAGAGTTCCTGCTCCTCTCCTCAGAACGTCCCCCTGCCAAACCCTACACCTTTCTAGCTCTGGCTGACAGAGGCAGCAGGAAGGGCTGGGAAGAGGTCTATAACGCTTTCTACGTGGCCTTTGGGGGCAAGACGAGTGGTTGTAAGGATGTGCGCCTTATCATCAAGGAGCGACCTCCTGCGAATGGCAAGAGTGTTTTGAGGATGATGGCAAATGCCCAGGGTATGGATGCACGCATTGTTTGCCAGACAACGGATATGCCTGACATGCGAGAGGTTTACGCTCAGGCTGACTGTGTGGCGATTCCCTCTCGCAGTGAAGGGTGGGGAATGCCACAGCGGGAAGCCGCCATGATGGGACTGCCTGTCATTACCCAGCAGTACAGCGGCTTGGATGATGGTCACACCCAGGAGTGGGCTTTGACCACAGAGCCAGGCGAACTCAGACCTGTCCCCAAGAAGGATGACAAGGCGGCAGGAGAGTGGATGGTGGCAGATGTGGCAAGCCTGGCTGACCGAATGCGCTGGTGCTACGAGAACCCTGCACTGGCTCAGGAGTTTGGTTACAAGGCAGCACAGTGGTTGCGTGCTAACCAGACCTGGCAGCACGCAGCAGACAAGTTGCTGGCATTGATAGGGGCGCAGGATGGCGTACCAGTCTGAGTTCAAATGGAATGTGCAGCCGCTTGAGTTTATCAAAGACCTGGAAGCCGCCTATCTCAAGGTGGTGATCACAGGCACTCGTGGCAAGGCTGAACAGCGTGCAGCTCAGGCAACCAAGTGGATGCGTGACAATGCCCCCTGGACTGACAGACCTGCCTATCTGCGTAGGCGAAGAATGGTGGATGCAGACACCAAGAAGGTAAGCTATGAAAGAATTACAACACCTCATGCACGCACTGCGCTTAAAGCCTTTATCAAGCTGAGTGATGCTGATAAGGCTGAGAATGCACAGATAAAAGCTGCAAGCTCACAGGCGTACCGCAATGACAGGCTCAAGCTCAAGAACCTGAATGCAACACGCAAGGAGGCTGGCAAAAGACTTCTGAAGAAACTTCCCATTAAGGAGTCAGAGGTAGCCCAGTATGAGAAGTATTTGCGAAGCACAAGAGTGCCGCTTGTGGACATTACCTTCGCTCACAGCAACAAGAACATCCGCTATGCTATCTGGTTAGAGGTTGCGAATCAAGGACGCTTCTCCATCATTGCTCCTGCCATCGAGTACTGGGGGAGAATCCTGATGAACGACATCAAACAGATTGCCAACCTCAAGCAGTATGGTGGTTTTACCTTTGGAGATGAAGATAACACCTTACCCTCCACACCAGAGGTTTGGTCACCTACCAGACGCCAGCGTAGGATTGACCGCAGACCTGAGTATGAAAGACGTAAGGCGAGGGAGGCAATTGATTTTGGGCCAAGAGACAAATATGGTGAATTGCCAAGTCGAGAAAGAGAACTGGAAATTGACGCCTTTTATCGCAAGTATCCAGAACTGGAGCCGAAAGGCCCATATCGTGGTGATAGAAATAGGTAATTAACAGGAGGAGAAGATTATGCCGTTTGACCAGGGTGCGCCTCAGTTTGGGGTGAATGATGCCAAGATTGCCACATGGAATACAACCGATAGCTATGGGACACTGACCGATGTGATGGGTATCCAGATGGCGCAGGTGACCATCCAGATTATCAGTGCCATTGCCAACGGGGATGACCGCATTGTGGCTGCTGCCAGCCGCCTGACAGGGGCGCAGTTGCAGATGCGCTTTGTGGGACTCAACCCCACCAGCATGTCTGTCTTGACAGGGGTGGACACCGATGAAATCAGCAGCGTCATCAACCAGCAGTTTGCAGGGGGAGAGCGAATGCCCTACTTTGGGGCTATCGTCAAGGCACTGAGTGAGGAAATCGGGGACACCTGGATTTTCTTGCCCAAGTGCAAGATTATGTCTGACTTCGTTCTCTTCCAGGGAGAGTTCGGCGCATTCTCCACACCTGAGGTGACGGTGCAGTGTGTGCCGGATGAAACCTGGGGTCTGGCGAACTTCATCACCCACCCCACCGATGTTCCGATCAGTGTGATTCCACCTGCCAACATTGCGGAGATTGTCTAATGGCGAAGAAAGCAGCGAAACCCAAGATTGTACCTGTGGAACAACAACTCTCTGATATGCACAGTCGTGGCATTGAACAGACCATGCCAGGGACAAACCGCACCATTCGCATCCGTCACCTGGATGCGGTACACATGCTGCGTGAAGGGAAGATGCCCGACATTCTCACTCCGCTGGTCATCAAGTCCGTCTACCAAGATGTGTCAGACCGAGAGTTGCGAGAGTTTCTGGGAGCGCACAAGGGGAGTGCAGATGATGCCCTCTCCTTTGCTGAGACTGTGGACTATGTGGTGAGCAAGTCCATTGCCGATGGCACAAAGCTGGACTCGTTGACCATGAACGAGAAGCGTTGGATTTTCAGGCTGGCGATGGGGCCAGCCGAACTCCTGCTCAACTTTCGTGACGACGAAGACGCTGATGTGGAATCTGTGGACGAAGGCGACGAAGTACAGCCAGCTACCGAGTGAGATTATGCAGGAGACTGATTCTCTTGCCGCCTGGATGCTGGACAGCGCAGTGACTTGGTTTGGGATTACAATCGAAAATGCACTGCAAGAGCGTGTCAAGGTTGTGGTGGGTGGTAAGGAACAATCGAAGCCCCGCTACACTTTGACACGTTTGTTGCATCCTGTCTTCAGATTGCCCAAACCAGCACCAGACCCTGAAGATAACCCCAACCCTTGGGCAGGATTACTCGCTTGGGCAGGAAAGCGCAACAGCGGTGTCAAACGCTACCGCTATGAGAAACCTGTAGATTAGAGGATAAGATGGCAGCAACAGATGGTGAAATCAGCGTTGGCCTTGATGCCAGTGAAGTCGAGAAGGGTGGCAAGAAGGCGGTAGCCTCTGCCAAGAAAACAGCCAAGGATATGAAGGCCGCAGGTCAGGAGGCGAGTCAAGCCTTTGATGCTGTGGGCAATTCTGTTACCCAGCTTTCTCAGAAAATAACCGCTGCCGATAGACTTGCTCTTGAATCCTCTAAACAGAAGACTGCTCAGGTCAAAGCCGATGCCAAGGTCTTGGAAAAGGCTGCTCAACTTGAACTCGAAACCGAGCGCAAGAAGGGCCAGCTTGGTGTTGAGCGTCAGCGTGGCATCAATGTTGGTAAGCGTAAAGAGGCTCGAACCACTGAATTGACAGTCAGTGGTCGGGAGACTCGTGCCAATATCTTTGCCAGGGGTGCAGTCTCTGCCCAACAGGAGCGTGACAGACGAGAAACAAACCTCTCGATTGCTGAAGAGCGCAGGAAGACAGACGCTGAGAGAGAAGAGATTAAGAAACGTCTTGCTCTCCACAACGAAGAGTTGCGTGAGAGGCGTAACATCAACCGCCAGATAGATGCCATCACCCGACGTGGGCTAGGTGCATCCCCTGAGGTGCAAGCCAGAATTTCTGGTGCAATCAAGGGGGATGCCGCTGCCTTGCAACACGCTGCCCTAGTCTCAGGCGGCATGACCAACACCCAGGCTTTCCACCAGATGTTGACGGGTGCAGGACTTGCACCTGAGAGTGCCTCTCACCTGTTGGGCAGGGGAAAGCAGACCCTGGAACTGGGTGGCAAGGATGTTGAGGGTGAGCGTGCCAGGAAGGAAGCTGAGAGAGAAGCCAAGGATGCTCTGAACAGGGAAGCCAAGGCCAGGGATTTAATCACCCGCAACCAAGTCGCCATGAGTCGGGCCAACATGAAGTTGGAACGAGTCAACCAGCAGGAGATGGAGAAGGAGCGCAAGCGTGCTGCTGCTGCGCTGCGTGACCTGGCGAAAGCCTACAAGGTTGAAGAGGCAGAGATTGAGAAGGATGTGAAGCAGGTTCAGGCTGTCATCAGACGGGTGATGCAGGGTGGGCCTGATGTGGTGGAGCAGGTTAAGAGCATTCTCTACGACCCCAAGGCAACCGCTGCACGTATGCAAGCTGTCAAGGGGGGCCAGAGCTATGCCGAGGTTCTGCAGTCCCAACTCCTCTCTACTTTTGGTCAGCAGGGTGCAACCTTTGCTGCAGGGGGTGGGGGTCGCAGACCCACCATCTTTGGCGGCAACCCCCCTGGAGGTGGCGGGGGTGGTGGTGTTGGCGGGATTTTGCGCCGCCTTCTGGGTGGGGGTGGGGGTGGCATTGCAGGGAGTTTGATTGGTGGGGTTGCCAGTGGTCTGGGGATTGGGCTGGGTGGCTATGCTCTAACCAATTTAGCGGGTGCTGCCATCTCAGCAGCCAAGACTGCAACCGCCTATGAACGCCAGCTTGTCGCTGCCAAGAATCTGGCGGGTGGGCAGGAAGAGCTTAACAAACTGCTGGAGGCATACAACGAAGCCTCTGGTGGGGCTGTTTCCAAAACAGATGCGCTGGCAGGAGTTACCCGCCTCTTATCCACAGGTTATGCCAAGAGTGCAAGTGAACTGGCACGAGTGGTGCGTGCCAGTCGTGGTGCAGGAATTGCACTGGGCAGACCCCAGGAGGAAGTGATTCAGGATGTGCAGCTTGCGATTAGCAACACATCCCAGAAACGCCTTGACCAAATCGGGTTGGGCATTGAAGAGGTGACCAAGCGCATCAAAGAGATGCGGAAGCAGAACGTGGGTTGGTCAAGAGAGACTGCCTTTGGTGAGGCGGTTCTTTCGCTGCTTGATGAGAAGTATGGCTCACTCAGTAAAACAATGGAGGGTCAGGCAACAGGGCTGGAGAAACTTGCCAAAGCCTGGGATGACCTGACCCTGGCTCAGGCCAAGAATGCCAAGGGGCCGATCAACACCTTTGCTGAAACTGCTGCCTCTGGTGTCAACTGGATGCAGAAATATTTGGAAGACCGTCAGTCAATCGGCCACAGAACCGACCAGTACGTGCTGGAAGCACTGATGGGCAAGAATGACCCTCAGTCGCTGGAGATGAAGCGCAACATTCTCAAGAACAATCTCCAGTACTATATCCCTCCTGCCAGTGGCGAGAATTCATCCGATGTGATTGCTCCTCTGGAGCCTGACGAGAATGTTCTCAACATCAAACGAGATGCCTACAAACAGTCGGAGCAGATTGAGAAGGAGTACAACAAGGCACGACTGGCCGAGATAACGCAGTACGAAGAATCTCGTGCCAGCATGATACGCAACTATCAAAAGTCTTTGGCAAGAGAAGAGGAAGACTTCCAACGCTCTCGTGCCAGGAGTTTGCGAGACTACGAGAAGTCGGTTGTGGACATTATGCGGGATGCCCAGGAACGGGATGCCGATATTGTCAAAGACCGAGACAAGCGTATCTCTGAACTGGAATCAGACCTCAACGAGAACATTGAGGAGATGCGCTCCGACTCCAACAAACGCATGGCTGAGGCTGAGGAGGAATACCAGGAGCAGCGTGAAGATGCTATCAAGAACCACAATGACAGGTTGCTCAAAGCTGCCTCTCGGTTGGATGCTGCTGCCATCTACGAGGAACAGAAGCAGTGGGCTGAGGAGCAAAAGCAGTCCAAGAAGCAGAGGGAAAAACAGGTCAAGCAGGAGCAGGAAGCCTTAGAAGAACGCATTGACGATGCACGCAAGGCTGAAGCCAAGCAGGTAGAGCAAGCCAGGGAAGCCGCTGAGGAACGGCTGGAGGATGCACGCAAGGCTGATGCCAAACGTCTGGCTGACATGGCAGCAGCCAGAGCGCAGCAGCAAGCGGATGAGGATGAGGACAGGGCTATCCAGAAGGGCAGAGCAGCCCAAGACCATGCGGATGAACTCGAAGAACTTGACAGACAGCATGGACTGCGTCTGGCGCAAATCGAACAGGAAGCCGAAGACAACCGCAAGGCTTTGGAGGATGCACTGGCAGCAGACCTGGCGGCTGTGGGCGTCTACATTGAGGGCTACCAGGAGAAGTTGGAAGCACGAGACAAGGTGGTAATTGACTGGGTCAATGACTTTGTGGACAAGCTCGAAGAGAAACTCGCCAACGAGAATGCTGACCGAGAACGCAGCACCTATGACCCTAAGTCCACCATCAAGCCACGCCTCTCCTATGGGGCTGGAGGGCCAGTTCGCACCTCTGGGCCAGCCATCCTGCATGCGGGTGAGTTTGTTCTCTCCAGGGATATGCTGGCGGCTGGCTACTCGCCTGTTCATAGCACTGCCTGGAACAGCAGCAACAGCAAGGAAATCAACATCCATGAGGGAGCGATTCAGGTGCATGTTGCCTACGGTATGGAGGAGATGGTGGGCAACATTCTGGAGCGACAACTCACAGAGATTTTGGAGGCAGCATGAAATACTACGTAGGGATGGGACACAATGTCCCCCTGCTTGGACTCTACCCCTTGGTGCAGCAGCCCAAAGCGGTGGGCTACAGATATGCCAGACGCAACTATGCTGCCAGCGGTGCTGTGATTGATGAGTTGCCCTATGTGGAGTTTGAGTTTGAGATGCTGGAGGACAAGGAGATTTACCAGGCACTGCTTGCCCAGTTTGGACTCAACATAGATTCCACCTACCCTGTCAGCGTCTACATCGAAGATGAATTCTACGACCCTGTCCTTCGCAACGGCACAGCGGTTCGCCCCCTGATTGGCGAGAGTGGGGGGCGTGATGACGGCTTTCTGAAAGGCTTTGTCATTCTGGTGCGAGATTTGAGGGAGCAGGAATGAGCGTCGTGATTCGTCCTAGATTATTTCTCCTGGAACCTCAGATTGTCTTCTCTGCCCAGGTAACCCTGCTGAGTGCTGCCGACTACCCTGTTGAGTTTGTGGCCTACCACAATGTGACAGCGGGTGACTACACGGCCATCCGTCCTGGCATGACCCTGGTTCTTGGCACAACGCCAGGGGCTTCAGACCTGGGCAGACAGATGGTGACAGAGGCGGCGAGTGCGATTGCCATCCCTGTTGGCTACAGCAGTGAGGGCATCTATGATGGTGAACTGACTGTGGTCAACGACACCTACATCACTGTCTGGGCAGACCACAGGCTGTGGGCCAAGATGAGTTTTATTGACACAGCAGGGGGCATTTTCAAGTCCACCAACCTGGATGTGGAGTGGCGAACCACAACTCCACCCCCTGTTGCCAACTGTGGAGGTGGCTTTGCTGGCACTGTCAGTGAGGGGGATGGACACCTGACAGTGCAGGTCTTTGGCGATGGCAGCTTTGCGGTGGCTGAGGGGGCAACGCTGGTCAGTTACTTCTGGGAAATTGGCGACGGTGAGTTTGTGGGTGCTGACACAGAAGCCACCATCAACCCCACACTCAAATTCCCACCTGGCTTCAGATATATCTACCTGACCGTTACCGATTCCAACGGGCATACGCACACAGCATCCTGTCCCATCTTTGCCGACTCACTCTTCAACACGCTCTCCTTTGCTGGTTTTGAGATGGACGACATTCGCATTGCCGACAATGGCTGCACCGTCAGTCTCAAGATAACCCAGAACGCACCTCGCACCACCTACCCTGATGGCACGCTGTGCATGGTGTGGGAGCAGGAACCAGCCACTCCTGCCAGCCGTGACCACATGCTGGTGGTGGGCTGGCTTGACCAGGAGGATGTGAGCGTTGATGCTGGCAAGTATGGGCTTGTCAAAGACACCACGATTGCTGTGCTGGATGGTGGGGCAAGGCTCAACCAACTCCCTGGCTTCCCCCAGACAGTGGCAGATGATGCCACCAGGGACACTGAATTGCTGCCTGACATGACCTGGAACTACATGATTGACCCCACGATGGACAAGTACATCCACTACCTCTTGCAGTGGCATTCGACTGCGCTGGAAGTGCTGGACTACACCCCATCAGGAACAGGTGCAACCTACTCGTTCATCCTCAAAGGCAGCGATGGTGAGAGTCTCTTCGCTCAGGTATCGGATTGTGCCAGTGCCATGCTGCCAGGCTACATCCTGACTGCCACTCCTTTGGGGCAGTTGATGGTGGTGCGTGACCCCCAGCTTTGGGATACAGCAGACAGAACGAACACAGTTCAAACTGAAATCACAGAGGCCGACTGGACACGCATCTCCTACCAGTACCAGAGGAACCCTAAGATTCACTGGCTGAGGCGGGGTGCTGTGGGTGTGCAGACCGAACCCACCTTCAATGACGATGGCACGCTCAACCTCCCCACCTACTTCTCTATCGCCCCTGGCAAGACACCAGGACAGGGTCTAGGCGAGTCTGAAGACACGATAGGTCTGGTAGATAGTCAAGCCACCTTAAACGCCACTACGGGCCATCAGTACGCTCGCATGA